CAGCTCAGCTCAGATCAGATCAGTCATTACCGGCTGGCACTGGCCAACTCCCAGCTATTACTGGGTGAAATAGTGAAGGCCTAACCCGTCGAACTGCACCCAGTTCTGGTAGTAATAAGCTCGACTAAGTGTGAGCCAGATCACCCAAAGAATCTTTCAGATATCTATTGAATACGGTAGACACACACACTTCTTTACTGTATTTTAATGCTATGGGAACAGCTCCCACGCTTAAAAAATAAAATGGAATGGACACAATATGAACTCAAAAGAGTACGCGCAATTAATGAATAACGGCCTACACGTCGAAGACGTTATGAAGTACACAACCCAGCACGATCTAGCGTGCTCTTGGTGCGGTTACCGTATCCCAACCCGTAAGACTTCCCGTAACACTGAGATTCTTCTCGACTGGCAGTCTGCTGAAGTAATGGGACTATTCTGCTCTGAGTCCCACGCTATCGCTGCGACTAATAACGTTCAGTGGCGCGAGCAGTACAGCTTCAAAGTAGGTGCATAATGCGAGCCCTAACCTTAATCATTCGAGCACTGGAGCTTCTAGCCTTCCCAGTCTTAATTTATACAGCAGTCAAACTATTCATCATTACTTACAAAGAATCGAAGGAGATCTAATGACTACCAAAGAAGCGACGTGCGCTGAACGTATAAGCTCCCAGCTCGCAAGTGAAGAAGAAGCACTGAAGGAGATCTATACCCGCTTGGATAGTGGAGACGATTCAGATCTCGAGGAAGCGCAAGATGAACTTAATGAATACGCGCTGGGAATAGCTGAACATCAGGAGACAGTGATCACCCTCTCTTGGGGTGGTCCAGCTTCTTATCTTGAAGTCTGCCACCGTGGGACCGATATCTACAGGATCACGTACCGATTTTCTGACTGGTTCGATACTGCGACCGAGCAAGTTACCGATGAAGACTCAGCTCTCTATCGTTACGCGCAGGAGATAATCAACGTTCAAGAATGGGGTAAAGAATGACCAGATATGAGGTGCAGACACGTGTCACCACGTGGGCTTATATTGAAGTCGAAGCTGAAAATGAAGATCAAGCACTGGCAGAAGCTAATAAGTTACCCTACTCTGAATGGAAACTTGAGACTGACTGGAGCAGTGCAGACTCTCCAGAAGTCCAAGAATTAGAGAATGGGGCTTACTTATGAAGCACCCAAAGACTCACGCTCGCTTGGTGGACTCTGACGGTTGGTGCTGGGTCGAATCTGACCTAACTCCTCCAGCTATTAAGCGAATCTTGAAAGAGTACCAGCGCAACGGTATCTGGCTCTCAGTTATTTAAGCACTGCATACGGTAGTCTACCTACTGCCTACTGGCTCGCGCTGGTAGGTAGTGGGGAGCAGATCGCTCCAGTTTAATAATCAAGAATGGAAGAGTGAAATAATGGACACGATAGAAGAGACTAAGTTCGAGATCTCCAACTCTTGCGCGTGTATGGACTGCCCTGAGTGTGGAGTCGGTACTGAATCGCTCCAGTGTGAAGACTGCGATAAGCCAACCACCCCTGCGAATTACTGCGACGGGTACTGCTTCGACTATAAGCTCGACTGGCTCAGCGAATCAGTAGAAGAATGGACCGAGCTAATGGGTAACCCTTCAAGCGTTCAGATCAACGGTCGCGCTATGGGTTGGACCCGAGCTAGTGGAAGCGCAACTATACCCGCTGAATGGAAGGCTATCTTTAATGCGCTCCAGATCAACGGAGACTGGACCCTACGCTTCACCATAGCTGGGGAATCTTTCAAAGTTATGCGCTATTCACACGATGAGCCTACGGGAGCGAGCTTCGAGATCGTGCCAGCAGTGGAAGAGAGCGACGATGAATAAAGATCTTGAGCAGTTCTTGAACGTTGAAGCTGAATGGGTGCTGGAGAAATTAACTACCAGCACTGAAGCGAATGATCGCAATTATTATCAGGGCAGAATAGATCAGCTCGCGCAAGTAAGAAGACTATTAGGCCAACCCCAGATTATCAGAGAGAGAGTGAGCGAATGAATAAAATAAATAAGCCAGACTTCGTAGAATTATCCCGCAGTTATGCCAGTTATTCGGAATGGATAGACGGAATAGATAGCATAGACGGACAGACTACTGATCTCATTCAAAGTCTCTGGAGTCTTAACACTTGGGAATATTCGGACGGAGATCTTCTTCAGATGATCGAAGAGATACTCGAGAATTATCGTCTATGGCATAAGCACAACTCAGAAGAGGAGGAGAATAAGTGAACGAATACTTGGAAGAACATAACGAACGCGAGCATAACTTCCAGACTGACTGGGAAGATCGCGGGTTCGATATATGTATCGAGTGTGATCTGATTAGGCGCACTGGTGGCTTGCTAAACTGGGAAGAGAGCGAGCTAGTCCCTATGGAAGAGTACGCCAAAATATGTAAGGAGCTGGAATGAAAGTAGGAGAACTATCAGGAGAGATTCAAGTCCCTAATTCTTGCTGTAATGCCAACGATCACTGGCTCGACTGCGATCTGCACCCAGAGCAGGAGTGTTTCGCGACCCGTTGCGAGATCTGTTTCAGGGTTAATTATAGAGACTGTGAAGGTGAAATATGACTGAGCCTATGAAGTGTGCCGACTGTGGCAACCGAATCAAGGTAACAATCGAGCCTTATGGCCCGTCGGGGAAGATAGCGGTATTCACGTGCCGGAAGTGTGGTATCAGTTATGATGCTGATATAGACTGATATGGTAGACTCACGCACCCGAAAGGAGGGTGGAAGATGGAGATAGAGCTGGACGATGATTCATACGATGACTCAATCGAGATGGAGAAAATCTTGGAAGAGGAAGATCGAGAACTTGATCGAGAGGACGATAGGGAGATAGACTCACTACGCAACCAATAGGAGGACATTATGGACAAAGGGAAAGATGGCGATAATCTCGCTTTTATTGTCGTTGCCACGCTAACACCAAAGACTAACGACGCAACTGTTAAGGTCGAAGTATTCGACGCAACCGAGCCAAACTCTGCGATAGCGGTAGCGTTTGCCGGATCATTACGTAACAAAGGACTATCTCGGGCTGCCAAAAAGGCGTTCGAGAACTTAGAAAAGGGAGCAATAAATGGGAAAACCAACGGTTGAGTACTACCAGGCTAAGGCTGATCTCTGCGAGAAGCTAGCGATCGAGCAGATATGGTCCGGCAATACCGATATGGGTATGAAAAATATAATGCGAATGACTGAAGCACTAACTAACAAAGAAATGCTAATTTGGAAGGGGAATAAAGATGAGCAAGATCAGTAATTTTTTAAGCACGGATCCTTATGTAGATTTTTACGAGGTAACCGATACTAATGGCATAGCCATATGGGGTGGCGGAGATCCGGTGGAAGCTATCGAGTTTTTTCGTCAGTCCATAGGCTCACGCTTGTTCGTAACCTCTTGGAATGAGGAAGGCGATGACGCTAAGTTGATCGGCGTGCCTATTGAAATAACCAAACTAATAACCGCAACGATTTCAAACTCAATGGAAAGGGCGCAGCAATGGCGTTAATCATAGGGCTAACAATAACTCTAGCCTTATTTGCAGTAATACTAGAACTAGATTGGTCGCTTAATGATAAATGAAAAGCGATTAAAGGTAGCAGTAGATCAAGCAATCAGACAAAGGAACTATCGGCGTGCTCGAGAACGAGCGCTAACTAGGTTGGCTCAAGCCTTCCCGGATATCTATAAAGCCTATCTCAAAGAGGAGAAGCAGAATGATAAATCGCAGGGTAAGACTTGGATTGACCTTGACGGTAACACTAATGCTAGTTTGGACGTTCACTCCCGTAGCCCCGAGAGTTTCACTCGGGATACTAACAAAGCACCATCACTCAGTCAGGACGAAGGCAACCAATGAAGAAAAGCGTCACAATAAAGCACTCGCACTCAGTTACGCTGACGTTGGTTATGGGTGGAAAGGAAGAGAAGGCGCCTGTCTTATCCGCCTTTGGTCCAGTGAGAGCAGGTTTGACAACTACGCAAAGAACCAACGAGGATCGAGCGCTTACGGAATTGCTCAACACCTTGGAGAGAGAAGTAGCGACCCTGGTATCCAAATCTTACGCGGTCTTAGATACATTCAACACCGATACCTCACACCTTGTCGAGCCGAGCGATTTCATATTCGCAGAAACTGGTATTAAATGATTACAGGTGTATCTCTATTCGCAGGGGTAGGCGGCTTTGACCTAGCTATGGAACGCAACGGAGTTAATGTCGTTGCTAATGTGGAGATTGACAAACATTGTCAGGCTCTATTGGAACGCAAGTTCCCTAATGCAAAACAATTTAATGATGTAACAACAGTAAAAGGAAAGGACTTAATAGATGTCGGATTTAATCCAAGCAGAGGAATTATTACAGGAGGATTTCCCTGCCAAGACCTCAGCGTTGCTGGCAAAAGGGCTGTCTTGGCTGGCGAACGAAGCGGGTTATTTTGGGAAATTGCCCGAATTGTGGAAGAAACGCAAACAGAGTGGTTCATACTCGAAAACGTCCCTGGTCTGCTATCCAGTAACGAAGGAAAAGATTTTGGAGTTGTCCTCGGGACGATGGCAGACCTCGGGTATTCTGTTGCCTGGCGCACTCTTGATGCTCAATACTTCGGAGTTCCCCAACGCCGGCGCCGTGTATTCATCGTTGGCAGACGTACTGCAGGGCAAGGAGGTCCAGAAGAAGTTTTATTTAAGCCCCAAAGCTTGCGAAGGAATACTAAGACGAGCCAACCGCAGAGGCAAGACACTTCCACCAGCGCTGCAAAAAGCTTTGGTCAATCAAGTTTCGCAGGATATACCGAAGGAGTAACTACTCTTACTGCTACTTCATATAAAAGACCTGAAGATAATGTAGTTGTAACTTCATCATCTTTTGGTGGATACGTCGAAGGTGTTGGAACTTTACGAGCTAATGGTGGTGATTTAGGTGGAGGAAGTGAAAACCTGGTGGTTCACCAAGGGAAGACGAGCGCAGACGAATGAAGATTATGAAACGTGGATCGAGGGGGGGGTAGTGCCAACTTTGAACGCCTTTGATTGCGGAGATATTAGAGCCACTACTATTATCTTTTACGGTAACCGAGTAGATGATATACGAATACAGGATGACAAGATCAATACACTTCAAGCTAGGATGGGGACAGGAGGAAACAATATGCCATTGGTAAATAACAATGAGATTGTCCGTAGGCTCACACCGCTAGAGTGTGAAAGACTCCAAGGCTTTCCTGATGAATGGACTGAGGGCCAAGCAGACACTCACCGTTACAAACAAATGGGAAACGCCGTAGCAGTACCAGTAGTTGAATGGATCATCCAAGGTATCTGTGATACATTTACCCCAGCAGGGTAGATGATTTGCCCCCCTTTCCGTCACCTGCAATAAGTAAGCCCCCACTAGTGTCCGGTGGGGGTTTTACTATTTACCTGGGTTATCGGTTTTGTAGAAGCCAGCACCCTTGAAGGTGATAGCAGGGGTATCCCATACTCTAGCCATAGTTTCGTGGCAGTCATAGCAAGTAGGGGCATTAGCTTCTTCGTGGATAGATCTTTCAATCTCAATGGTAGATCCGCACCTACACTTGTAACTATAAATCATAGAGCAACTCCGCTATCTATATGTATAAACGATACTAACTTAGTCTTGTTACCGGACCGAGAGAACTCGGTAGATCTAGGTAACCACTTCTCTTCCCATACTGGCTCATCCATAACGCCAAGATTAAATCCCCAAATACCATCAGGTGTGGAGTTGATATACCAAGGGGTTAGTTCAAGTTCGGCTGCACCACTCAGTAAAGCCTTATACTTTGGCTCTTCTAATAACAGTTCGTCGTAGTGAGTGTTGCGTGATTTAAGTTCAACAAACATCTTCTCGCTATCTGAGATGCAATCAAAGGCATCATAAACACTCGGTGCTTTACGCAAATCAGGCCAATGAAACTCTCTAAGATAGTCAAACAGTTCAGATTCTTTTAAGACCAAGGACTTTCCCCGCCCAGTAGATTTACTATCTTTCGGATAGCCATATTACATCGGCGCTCTGCTGTGGATATAACTACTTCATAATACTGGGAGATCTGCTGGAGAGTTAGAGTATCTACATACCGCATACGAAGTATGTTCTGCTCATCTTCATCTAACTTCTCATAAGCCTTCTTAATATCAATCATAATGGCAAGCAGGTTGCCACCCTCAGCAGGTGCTGGCGGTTTGCGGGGAGAACTATCATTGATCATAGTCTGCGCTTGTTCTAAAGCAGTATCATTAACTACACTGACGATCACAAAGGGCAGCAGTTGTGCAATGGTGGTAACGTCGAAGTAGGCTTCATCACCGGTTTGGTAGCCAGACTTAGCGGCCTTCTCTTTACGAGCATAGCGCTCGCAATGCCGGCGCATTTGGTAGGCAGTACGCTTTTCGTTGATGATACGCTGTTCAGTATCAGGCTCAGATAGTAATGCGGTTAGTGTTGAACCCCTACTCATTGCCCATAGATAACACTCTTGAATTATATCTTGCTTATCTACCCATAACTTGTAGCGTCGCATAATAACTACCGCTACGCTGGCTGATATCTCGTAGACAGAATTATGTATTGGGTAACTCATTCACAATCAATCTGTAATATATCCATAGTGTGTGCAAAGTTGAGTAACTTGATGGCTAGGAAATCTATATAGTTGCTGGCGTCAGCTAACTCTTCAATCAATTCTTTGATGGTTTCACTTGGAGTAAAGGCTTCAAACTTCTGGCCCCTCGCGTGCGAGTACTGATCGTGACCAATACCTTTAACCCGCCCAGCCCGAAGAGATGCGAAAGATTCTATGAAAGATACGAGATCATCGGTATCAATACCCGCAGCACGATACCCTGTGACGGCAGGGTGATCGGCTAGCGGAGAGGTGGCAGGGTTACTGTTATTGATTCTTGGGTGAAACTCACAACTTGGAAACCCACATTCCGAAGTAGAGTGATTGCTAATTCTAACTCCTCCTTCGTCATACATCTTTTATTCCTAATTGGATGCGGGTATCTTGCAAGCCCTTAGCCAAATAAAAGTCATTGAGATCCATACCTGCTGGTAATTCTACTACCCTGGTGTTAAGTAAGTCACCAGCGACACGCCTAGAGAACTCAGCGCCTGGGTTACTACCATCTTCTTTCAAATCGTTATCACCTAATACAAGCACCTCATCAAAACCATTAAATAACTTTGGGTAATGGTTCTTCCAAGCAGCTACTCCTGGTACACCGATAGCCGGTATACCAAGCACGCCAGAACATATGATGGTGTCGAACTCACCCTCACATATAGCAATAATTCTTGATCGCTCTAATACATCATTAACGTTATACAAGTGTGATTTCTGCCCAGCAGGACTACCATACTTAGGCTTACCTTCATCTATTCGGCGGAACTTAAAGCCAACGCATAGGCCAAGAGCAGTAATGTAGGGAATAGATATCCAACCCTCGTGGTGCTCGTGTCCTGGGATTGCATCAGTAACAGTACCTAACGAGAACTTCTGTGCTACTGACCTAGATATCCCACGTTCGCTTAGCCATAGTTCGCACTCCTCGTTTAGATTTTCCGCGTAGTGGTTCGCCGCTGCCAGCTGTGATTTCAACTGCTCTTGCGAGTGCATCCTTAAACTCCAAGTTCTCTATGAACTGAATAATATTTACTGCGTTGCCACCCTTACCGCAGGTGTGGCAGAAGTAAAGATTCTCAATCGTATTGATTACTGCTGATCTGCGAGAGTCACTATGTATACAACATTTGACTGATGCTGATCTTCCTTCTCTTACTTCCCCGCCGAAGTGAGCAACAATTACCCCTATGGGGATTGTGTTCGCATCAAGGGAACCCTTGAATTTTTTGTTACGATTAATCCTGGACCAGTCTTGTGCTGACATACACACCCCTTATCATCACACCTTGAATGATGCTCAACAGCCAGGGCATACTTGCCCTGACCATTGTTAGTTCCAGCGTTAAGACAGTTCTGACAGACCATCTGATACCTCTGGTAGTTCTTGTTCTACTAGTTCTTCTTTAACTTCTTCTACTGGTGCTACCCATACTTCTGACGTGCTGATTATTCCTTCTGGTGTTGGTGTCATTTCTTCTCCTCTAGCCATTGTTCAAGTTCTTGGATGACCCAAGTCTTGTTGATTCCTTTACGCTTACGCTTCCACAATACGTAGTGTAATGGGATATCCATATCACGTTGCTTGGCGTAATTCTTAGACTCTGCTTCTATCTGTCTCCAAAACTCATCGAGTTCTAGGCGAGCAGTATTCTTACACTCAAAGAGGTACGTGGTGCCGGCTACTACGACAACCACGTCCCCTTCGTCTTCGGACCCAGCTAAGCGCAAGCGCTCGGCTTTGAACCCTAGTGATCTAAACCATTTCATTACATCTATTTCAAAAGCAGCGCCTTTGATCTTGTTGTACTTAACGCTCATTGGTTAGCCGCCATACCATCTCTCATATACATCCTACCCGTAGCGTCAGCATCACCAATCTGGCAAGCGCTGAAGTTAACAAAGAGCGTAGCCCATTGCGAAGCATCAGCAGTATGTGGACCAAAGCGGTTCTTAACTGCTGCCACTCGCAGTAATCCTCCTGATGGATCGTAACCTAATGTAAGAATCAAGGCCGGAAGCTGGCTCACTTTCCCGTGAATCGCACGTCTGGCAGGTGGCATAGTCGTTGAACCATACTCACTTTGCTCTGATACGTGGTGCAAAACCAAAACGCAAGCCTCTGTCTTACGGGCCATATCGTGCAACTCCATCATAATTGCACGAAGACCAGCCCATTCATTATCTGTTTCAGCAGCAATGTTCATTAGGTTATCAATCACTATTAGTTCAGGTGCTACGCCGTATAGTTCAACGTATGCCTTGATCTCTAGTTCAATGTCATCTAGTGATGGTGAGGAGTCAAATACCCATTGGATATTAGACATCCTGCCTAAATGTTTTTCATAATAGTTCGAGTCATTACTCAGATTAGTTTCTACTGTTATCTGAGAGTGACCGGATAAATGAGCCGCAGCTCGTATCATTACCGTTGTCGTGTCTGTATCGGCAGAAAAGAAAAGAGTTGGAACATTAGCCTTGATTGCATAGATAAGAGAGAACATACTCTTACCCGCGTTTGGTGCCGCAGCAACCATACAAACTTGACCTCTACGAAACTTAATCTGTTGACCCTTTAGGGCAACCCACACATCAGGTAGTGGCGTAGCCTTAGTGGATACACCGCCCCAAGCGCGAGTTAGATTAAGCAACTTGATCCCCTTCATCCCTTAAAATAATTCGTCTTTGTTTACGAATAGATCGCATCTGCTGTTGGGTTAAACCACCCCAGATTCCGTAACCTTCATTGTTGATACCCCATTCAGCGCAATCAGATTTATGAATACACTTACCGCAAATTGTCCTTGCGTGTTCTGCATAAACCGTAGTGAGACCTGAACTTCGTTCCGCAAAGAATAATTCAGAACCTATTTCACGACATCGCGGGTCCTCAAAGTTCCAAGGTTCCCGCACCTAACTTATCTAACCCAGACGGTATCGCACTTATCTGCTGCACCCTTTGGTGCTGCACACATCCAACCCTTCCAAGGACCCTTAGTGCCTTGGCCTGAACGGAAACTCATTGTGCCGTGCTTACATTGTGGAGCGCTATCTCCACCTGGAGGTGCTGCTTGTACTGGAGTAGCGTTGAATTGTGCTGCGATTGATTCAACAGTTGGAGCAGCAGCTTGTACTGCACCACCGGTAAGTTCTTTACCAGTTGACTTAATTAAAGAAGCAACCATTGCAAGATCAGTTAAACCTGACTCAAGATCTTGTACATCTTTTGCATATAAATTGATAAGAGTTCCATCAAATAACTTGTAATTGATTTGGTACTTTGTTGTATCCGGTGCAGCCATTACTTATCTCCTTTTCGTTTAACAGATAATCTAATTGATTCCTGTCCCTGCTTTTGTGGAACAAAACCGAGGAGTCTCTCCACTTCCTCGGTATCTACTCGAGTAGCACCTGCAGCCGCAGTCCACTTAACCACTACGCCATAGTTAGTTACTCCAGTAAAACCTTCCAGCCCTGACTTTATAGCATCCTTCTGTGTTGTCAAATCCTTAATCTTTTCATCTAATTCCAAGTAAAGTAAAGACAACTTATCCACTTCTGGATTATCTATCTTTGGTAATGTCTCACCCTTAAACGGTTCTTTTTTTATACCAACGCATCCCATCTCACCTGATGCGTCATAGTACTTACAATAAGACTGGCAGAATGATGCAAACTTTTCTGGATCTGGTGCTGTATCCATAGCTTTAATATCAGTAAGCCATTTCAAAGCCTCTTCTGCAATAGCAGGATCATAGGCTTCTGAATGTATTAAAACATCTCGTTCATCACCATCACGGGCTATGGCTACAAGGTTGACAGTTTGGGGCTTCCCCGTCCCCGACTTTTCTAACAAGTAGCCATAGACCTGCACTTGCCACCGCTGCTGAATTGAAGGAAAGTAAGACAAGTTAGTTTTCTTAACTGTCTTCCAATCCACAACCGCACCGGATTCTGGTATCCACAAATCAATGTGGGCCTTCATATCACCGAACTCTACTTCTTGCTCTACTACATACTTCTCACCAGTCGGATCTTCTAGGGCTAGCGCCTCTTCAATCGTGGCGTGAATGGCAGTTCCCATAATGGCAGCGAGCTTTAACTCGTTGTTATTAGTTTCTGGTTGATCGTTAAGCCGATACCAAACCTTGCGCCGGCAACCACCCAACTCTGATGGGCCAACCTGCTTCTGTGTCGAGCGAGATCTAGTTGCATCCTTGGCTCGTAATACTTCTAGTAATAATTCTTTAGGATCTTTCACCAAGATCTCCGTTCGATACCGACCCAAAAAAATACTAGATCTAAATCTAAACTAAACATAGTTATCTGAAATCCTACTGATATAGAACGATTACGCAAACCTGCGGTAAATAACCATCTACCCTTTTCAACCCACATTATTATCCCCGTTTCTGTAGTTCTACCTGAATTGGTAGCCCTGTGTTTACATCGAAAATAGTCGCACACTTAACTGCATCAGTCAAGAACATTTGTGCCGAGTCCGTGTCCCATTCATATTCAGTCGTGGCATCCTTCATTGCCCATAGGTAGCCCATAGCAAACTGTCCACCGGTTCCAAGTCCATACATCCCGTAGTCTGACTGGATAAAGGACATATCGCAAGCTATATGAAATAGGTGACCGTTAAAAGCTATCAGGTAATCAAAGCCTGATTCTTTATCAGCCCTGTCCCACGTGTAGTTACCATCGCTAAATGCTCGCACAATACTGGGGATAACCTTGCGACCCATATGTTGTACTGGATCATCGGCTGGCTTAAAAGCAGGTGGGTTCCAGTTGTAAGCAAGGATATCTCCTGGTCTTGAATCACCTACTATGCCTATTAAATACTTACCTCGAGTAAGAATCTTTGGCGTTTTAGTTGAGATAGTTATTAGATTATCTTCTGTAATTTGTGAGTCAGCAGCGAGGACAACGAAGCCGTCACCTTGGTATCCTGTAAGTGTGGTCATATGTGAAGTCTAACACGACACGCCACGAAGTCCCTTATTTCTCATACTAGGCGTTTCGGTGATTACAATATGAGCCGTAAGGCGAATTAAACGGTCAGCCCTCTCGGGCTGGTAGAAGAGAGGCAGTCTGTGTGGCTCCGTCTACCATCCCTGCGTAAAACTAAACGCCTTCCAGAGCGTTTTGGAACCGATTTAAGGGCATTCGGTCCAGTCCACGCCTGCTCCTGTGGGTCAAAAACATTCTACATTGCAGCAGCTTTTGATGACTATGAGATCGCTTGGTACCACCTTGACGCCGAATGTGTCAACTGTGGCAACCTAGTAATAGTTCCCTGCCCTTTAGACAAACCGTAAAACGGCATAAAAAAAGAAGCCCACCCCCGAAGGGATGGGCCTTTAGTGCCTCGCAGTAAGAGTTTGGTTACTTCTTAACTGTCATTGTGAAATCGTGCTTTGGGTTAGCCCAGGCAATTAGCACCGGTACTACTGCTAGCCAGATTGTGTTGGCTGCGTGATGCCAGTCTGATCCTGTGAAATCTATTGGTGACTTGCCAATTACAACTACTGCTGTAATTACATTACCAGCAAACCACTTGGCCCAGATCTCTGCTGCTTTATTATTGAACTTCATATTGCTCCTTTTACCACTTTGGTCTTCCGAAACCAGCTACGTATACTGGTAACTTTCTTTTGTTATCTGCCTTGTAAGCGCGTACCTTTAGGCAAACTTCTCCACCGTTGCTTTGATTACCGGCAGGTTTACTATCCGGGCTAGTGTTGCCCTCGACGGTAACAATAGTTCCATCTAAATTATCTTTTACTACAACTCCAACGTGGTCAATTTTTTGACCTCCTGGAAAATCAAAGAACACAATGTCACCAGGCTCAGGCTTAGCAGTAGCAGGATTTGACCAAGCACCCTTACCTTGGAACGCCGATGCGCCCGTCGGGGTATATACAAGGTTAGGCATCTTAGTAAAGCCAATTTCTTTTGCACACCAGTTAAGGAAGGCACCGCACCAAGCAGCGTGGATCTTTTGGAACTTAGTTTCATTATCCCCTGGACCTTCAATGTAACCGATTTCTGATCTTGCTTTGGTAACAAAGTCTTCTTTTAATCCCATTAGTTTTCCAGTTTTGCTTTAATTATGGCTTGATTAATTCTTAGTTCAATAGTTTCTTCTTCTATGCGATCAATAGAATCTTTCATAGATTCACCGCCATTGTTATACAACTGATACTTGATCTTAGTCAGGTCTTCGCATATAGGCTCAAGTGCTGTGTTTATTACTGTAAGAATTGTATAGTGAAGCGTTCTTACAATTCCTACCATAACAGCAAGTCCTACAAAAAAATAGGCATAGACGATGCCTGACCAATCAGCGGGATTCATATTGTTCCTTAACTTAGAGTACGGATAGTTACTAGGAGTAAACCACCATAACCGCTATAGCGCTTATCAGTAGGAGTTCTGTTGATGAAATCAATCTCTTCGATGATTCCAGTAAGCGTTTCGCTAGTACGGAAATCCTCAATTTTTATAGTATCGCCATTAGATTCAATAGTCTCAAGATCTTTGATGCGATTATAGGCAGAGCCATCGTATCCAGATTTGTTACCAAATTTATCTGATTCGCTATCGTAGCATTCAAGCGGTAACTGGATAAGGCGTTGGCGTGGTACAGCAAGTAGCACCTTGACTTGGTATCCGGTAAATAATGGACCCTTGCTATCATCTGTAACAGATCTAGTAAACTTAAATTGAAAAGATAAATACTGCTGTGACCCAGGCGGATAGGAGATAGAGACATCTCCGATATCTGTGCCTTGGGAAAAAGATCCAATATTGTATTCAGTACCCATAGCATCTACAGATAAAATATCTAAACCACCATCTGCTGTATTGCAGCGCGGGGTTAGATATTTAAATATTTTATTTTCTAAGGTATTAAACCGAACATACCCGCCTTGTAATTTTCCTTGTGGGAGCAATCGGCTAACAGCTTGAATATAAATCTTGCCATTTGCAACGCCATTGTTTGCTGTGGTAAACACAAGGCGGTTGGTATCACCTAAGAAAGTGCAGGCAGTAGTTGTAAATCCTGTGGTATTAGGGTCATATAGATCCCAAGCATAAGCAAATACTAGGTTAGATCCTAGTTGGGTTCCTAAATCAATACGGGTTGTGCCAGGGTTGCCGTCAACTCCGGTAACACACCATAAGTATTTATCTCTAGCGGTAAAGTCATATACTGGTTGAGATGATTCAAAGATGAGTGGACCATAAGCAACCGAGCCATCGGTTGTGCTGATATCTGCTATGCGTACACCTTTGTTGGTGCCGATACATAAATAGTTTAAGTAGAAGAATATCTTATAATTGATTTCACCCGCAGGTAGTTCCGCTGCTGTAATAGCGGAAGTGAGGGTAGGCATAGAACCAGTTGAGGTGCTTAGGGTAAACTTTTGTATTGTTGATTGGATGCCGCTATAGCCTGATAAGTAGATAGCAGCACCTGATGCGGTAATGCTGGTATATGTAAAGTCAGCAGTTGGGTGTGTATATGTAACACTTGGCAAAGATGAAGCACTTGTGGCAAATTCATATACTTGGTTATTTACTGCTAGAACTAAACGTTCTTTAACATATTCAATAACAGCATTAACTACAGTAATACCAACTTTGCTAAACATAACAGTCGGTGCTACAGATGGACCATCAGAAAGTAACTTCTTTTGTATTTGCAGTTTACCATTAGAAACATCGTTGGTTACCCAATAAGCATATATACCGTCATCACAGATAGAATATACTGGGTCAGTAACTCCAGAAATATAATCAACAAAGTGAGTATTATCGCTGGTGACAGTACCGGCAGGAGATACAGCGGTGGATGCAATGTTAGCATTTGTTTTTGCATAACTAAAAGTGTTTGTTGTTACTGCAGTAATTGCGTAAGTTCCATTAAATACTGCATCAACGCCGGTAACAACTATCTCCATACCTACTGAAAAAGTATGAGCAGTTGCTGTAAGGGTTGCTACGTTAGAGGTTAAAGCTTTGTTGGTAACGGATGCGGTAATAGTTGGATAGATGCGGTCAACATCGTAGCCATCAGAAAGCAGTGCGCCTTGATAGGAGTTACCATTTGCTTTCCATTTAATAGATCTTAGATACTGAAATGGGCGCCCGTTGGTCTGCAAAACATTATCAACTTCGTGAATGGTATCAGTATCATTGAGCAGAGTTACTTGGCCCTTAGTCCAAATGTTACAACCTTTTGAATAGGTGTATTGGAATCTAAGCAATTCATCTTGTGATGGCTCGAAGAACTTTATACCTTGGCCAAGGTGGAATGATGATTGAGATCTAAGCCACCATCCGGTAATTGTTTGCTCACCAGGTTCGCGGGACATATCAACTTGGTTCTTGCGATATTGAGCTGTAATTCTGCGGTAAGGATTATTATCATCATTGTTTAAGAAGAACGGTTGACCACCGATAGATACATCGTAGGCAACACCGGTAAGGGCATATGTCTGGTTAGCTATTGGATTACCAATAGGGGTTGGGATCGCTTCTGTTATTTGATCGCCGTATGCCACTCTATCTCCTTAGTTTGTTCCAATAAAAAACCCCGCCGTAGCGGGGTTGGTAATGCTTATGTTACTTAGGCTGTTGGTGCGTTAAGGCTTGTTAAGTAAACTTGATAGTCAGAGTTGGCTGGGTCGGTTGGAATAATCAAGCCATCTGAACGCACGATTGTATTTTTAGATGGTTCATTTGTGAAAGGGTCATTTGGTGTTGTGTATGTATATTCCATTTAGAACTCCGCATCCGTTTTGTAAGTGAATTGATAATAAGCAGCACTGGCAGTAGAAGTA